GGCGTTTCTAGTAACTTTACCATCTTTATCGGCAAAAAAGATGTGTATAGGCGCCCAGATCGCGACCTAGCGTTTTTTCGCATAGGCTGTGCGCCACCCCGTAAAAACCTACTCGGGCTCCTCCCAGGTGAATCTTTTAGAACCATCTGTAATGGAGTCTTGTGTGGACGGAATGAGGAGGGGCTAGATGAGACTAATGTCTTACGTGCTATTACATACAATCCTGATTCTTATGTATATGAGCTTGAGAGGGGTTTCCCATCGTGGGGAGCTACTGTAGATCAAGATACAGAGAAGGGAATGTGTGGATCAGCCGTGTTGGGCTTTGCGCCATCTGGCCCCACTATACTGGGATTACACCAAACTGGTGGAACTTCACGTAAAATTTCGGCTGTATCTCTTATAAGAGAAATTGCTGATAAAGCCGTGGATTTCTTGAAGATTACCTTCGTCCAGTCCGGTGCTCCAGATCTGACCGATAAGAAAGGTGCTCCTATTCAGTTGCAACCTCTACATCGGAAGAGTGTATTCCGTTACATGGAGACTGGAGTAGCCAATGTTTATGGCTCTTTACCTGGTTTTAGAGCTGCTCACCGTTCTAAAGTTACTAAAACTTATATTGCGGATGAGTGTACAAAACGTGGTTACACTATTTCCACGGGTCCACCAGTTATGAAAGGCTGGGCACCATGGCGACGTGCAGCAATGGATGTCGCCGATCAGGTCTTTAACGTCCGTCAATCCCTCTTAGATGAGTGTATTGAATCGTTTTCCAAAGATATCCTTGACCGCTTACCTAGCGATCAACTAGAGGAGATTATTCTTTTGGATAATGATACCACTCTCAATGGATACCCCGGCACTAAATTTATCGATAAGATGAATCGTCGGACATCTATGGGTTTCCCGTATCGAGAAAAGAAGTTTCATTACTTGACTTATATGGGAAAACATGATGTGTGGGATGACTATGTCGTCTTCCATGACAAGTTCTATGAACGAGTTGATGGAATTATTGACACCTATGAGCAGGGAACTCGCCATATGCCAATTTTTATTGGTCACCTTAAAGATGAACCAATTAAATTTAGCAAAATTGAGTCCAAGGCTACAAGAGTGTTCTCAGGAGGACCTGGTGAGTGGTGTTTTGTGGTGCGTAAGTACCTTCTCTCTCTTGTTCGAGTTATGCAGAATAACAAGTACATCTTCGAGACAGCACCAGGAACTAATGCCACTTCTGCTGAATGGGATCAGATTTATCATTACCTGACCAAATTCGGCAAAGATCG